AGGCCAAGTAATAGTCCAAGGGAAACCACTCTGCGTAGGAACATCTCTCAATGCTTGGCAGTAGTCTTTCCACTCTTGTGATGGAGTCATATCGCTACGAAATCTCCAATCTGTTTCTTTCAGCTTGTCATCACGGCTCTGACGAACACTCTTAGCCTGTTCAGCATCCTTCATGGCTTTATAAGCAGTCTCATGCTCAAGGGCTGTAGTTGTTACGCCCTCAACAGTAGTATCGGTAAACACAGGGCCAAGGATATATTTGGTATACCACTTACCATCTACTTGCTCAACACCAGAGGCTTGAGAGTATTGGTAAACAGTACCACCAGTAGCTTGTGCGCCTTCAAAGACTACATCAGCACCCAAAGCAGTTAAGACTTCAGTTGTTGTTATGTCCCATGATGGGCCACCATTAGCTTTTGTGTATGCACGAAATTCTGCCTCGTACATTACTGCGCCTGTTTGTGTTCGTATCTGCATTGTGATTCCTTATGTAAGGTAGGCAAAGCCTGATTTCTGATTCTTGCAACGCCACTCTACTGTAGTTGGCGCAACACCTAAATATTTAGCGGCTTCTTTTGCTGTTGTCCAAATTCCATAGGGGGTTACAACTGTTCTGGCTCTAGGATTCTTATCACCATCAAACAAACCTTTATGCGACCTAGACATTAACTCTCTTGTTTCTTTACTTCTAGTTCTACCTTGATGACAGTCAATTGCATTTTGCTCATTAGTTCCACAAAAAACATTTTCAATACTGTACGGGCCAACATCACCTTTCCGCATCATGCAATATTTGCCACGCCCTTTGCCACGCTGTTCTAACTTGCCAGAGGTAATCCACCAGTTGAGCCATTGCTCATAGGTAAATAAAAACTCAATGCCACGGGCTTTTGCATTACCTTTTTGACCATGAAATTCTTTTTTCATATCAGGCCACCGCAAAAAAGATAAATGTGCCAGTACTTGCATTGATGGCGGCTGGCGCAGTTGAACTAATCTCAAATCCTGCGGAGTAGGTGTCAATGTAGTCGGTAGAGGTTACTTCAGCGGCTGTGCTGTTTAAAAGCAAGTAGGGGTCATTACCAGCCACAATGCCTCGTGCTGAGTCCCATACATACCAATCACCTGTTGAGTCAGTGCGCTTAATCATTATCCATCTAGCCCCACCTGTAAAGCCACAATCAATTTGAAGCGTTGTGCCAGTTCCTGTATATCTTCCTACTTTGGACACACCAGCACAAGTTGCAAACAAATAAGCAACATATGTGTTTCCTGACGCATTAACATCTTGATGGTCATCTACAGAAAAAACTGTAGATGTAGGAGCTGTTAAATTAAAGTAAGAACTATCAGCCGCAGATGCTGTTGTGTTTAATAAACAAACATTAGTCCTTGGTGCTGTTGATGTTGGAACATAAACAGGCCATCCATTAAATGAAGCCGCACTTCTTCGCTTGATAATCATTAACTGTGGTGCAACAGTTAAGTTATGTGTAATTGTTCTACCTGCTGTTCCATTCCCTGTATAGCAAACCTCATCAAAGAAGCTAGGCGCACGTCTGAAGCACTCGCCAATATAGGTAACACCAGAGCCGTTACCAAAAGAACGAACAGTAAACCCGTCTTGGTTTAATAGTTGAACAGAACCTGAGTCTACCGCCTCTGCATTGGTTGAGTTGGAAAACAATGCGTTCATCGCAGTACTTCCACCACCTCGCAAGCGGTCATCAAACTCTCTATTTTCAGAGGTTGACCTTGCTGTTTGAATAAGCAAGTCAGGGGGAAAGCCCGCACCACTAATCAATCGTCCTGATGTTCCATTACCTGTATAAGTCAAAGGCGCAAACACACTAGTCCCCACAGTAGGCACTTTCATCGGGCCTCTGCGAATGGCTATGTAGATGTTTGTGTTTGCACCATCATCAACAAAACCAAAACCAGTAGCATTTACGCTAATCCTAGAATTGTTTGCTTGTTCAGCGCCAGACGTATCTGCATACAAAAGAGCACCTCCGTTTGAGGCGGTCATGCCACGCATATTGTCGTACAGTCTCCAGTTGTCGGAACTATTAGTTCTTTTAATCATCACCCATTGCGGTTCATAACCCAAACTAACATTGACGTTACTAGTAGAACCAGTAAAAGACCCACACGAAATAACATTGTCTGTACCAGTTAGGCCAAAGCCTCCTGCGTCATGGGCGAATAGGTAGGCTACGTAGGCAATACCCGATTGATTAACGGCTGTATACCCAATAGTAAATGTAGTGCTGTCTTGACTTATAAAATTTCCGACATTTGCTTGAGCATCTGTTGTATTTAATTTCAACTGATAAGATTGAGATGTAAGGCTGCGATGCCAAACACGCCAATCGTCAAATGATGCACTTTGAGTTGGCTTGATAATAATACAACCTGGCGTACTGCCCAAATTGTGTGAAATTGTATTTGACGTTGTTCCATCCCCCGTATAAGTCACAACATCAAAGAACTTTGGTTGCTCTCGGAATGTCCATGAGGCGTAGGGTATAGCATTTTCATTTGCAAAATAGGCGGTATTGCCAACACTAAAACCAGACGTTGTAAACCCAGTTACTAGATTGGCATTGGTTGCTTCTGCGCTAGTTGCGTTTGAAGAAAGCCATTTGCTAGACCCACGAACTGTGTCTACCAACGCATGTGATGTTGCACCCCCAGAGGTATCTGTTCTTGATTTAATCCAAACCAATCCACCTTTAGTAGACAAGTCAATGTCATTGGTAATAGTCTGTGTAGAGCCGTTGCCTGTGTACAAAAAACACGAGAACACTTCTTCAATGTAGTTGGCAGCAACCGCCGCCTGTGCAAACTCCCCAAAGCCTTGAGCAGATGCCGCACCCCTTGTTTGTACTAATGGCATGGTTGTCCTTTAAGCAAACTTGGTCTGTGAAGTGAACACAGTAAATGCCGCATTGCCCGTTTTGACAATGGTGTACATATAGACATCAACTGCACTTGCATTACCAGCCGCATACGCTGTACCGCCCTGATACTTAGGGGTCACAGTTGTGCCGTCTACCTGCACCACAGAGTTGTAGTAAGCCGTAGAGCCTTGAGTGACCAAGAAAGCCGCAGTTACAGACTGACCCGTAGACATGGCAGTGTTCAAAGAAGTACCTGATGAGGCTCTGAAGTTAACTGTCCAGTTTGCTGATGCGTTGCTTGTGAAATAACGAACAGATTGAGTGGTGATGTCGTAGTTGATTGTGCCTGTAGCGGCTGTGGCTTCTACAGTGGCAACCTCTGCCGCATTGCTTAGAACTTCTGCAAGCACTGATGATGAGCCAGCAAATGTCTGTGTGGCTGTAAAGGTGTTGGCTACGTTGACAACAGGGATGTTAGCCCCTGCCAAAGTAGATGCGCCAGTACCACCACGGGCTATTGGTAAAGTGCTTGTAAAGCCTGTGAAGTCTGCATCAAAAGAAGCCGCAGAAGTGCCTGATGTCAAAATACAAGTAATTAAACACGTTGTATTTGCCGTAACAGTTGCTACCAAGTTGCTACCAGATGAGTTAACAGTCAGGTCACTTGTTGAATTGTTGTGAATAGAAAAAGTCTGACCAAGAACTAAAGTTGATGCTACGGGAAGCACAATGGTTTGCGCTGATGTGCCAGTAAAAAACTGAGCCGCTGCGCTTGAAACAGTTAGAGTTGTTGTGCCTCCAGCAGTTGCAGTTGTTGTATAAGCACCATCCAACAATCTTGTCCACACACTACCATGAGCAAAGTACATTGCCGCATCTGCATGACTGTGCGCCAATGCCCCGTGATAAGTTGAGGCAGAGGGGAAAGCCGCTTGGTTAGCATAGTAGAAAGGGATAACAGACCCAACTTGAGGGGCAGTAATAGCACCATCGTCAGCCACAGTCACCAAAGACGTTTGAACTAACTTGCCAGTTGTGCCATCGTATCGTGTGATGGCATTGTCTGTCGCAGAGGACGGGCCTACTACATCCCCGAAACCTGTTCCAACTGCTGAAATGGTCTGGTTAGGCCAAGTTCCTGTAATGGTGACGTTTGTACCTTGAACCAAACTAGGGCTTGATGTTGCTGTGCCACCATTTGCTACCGCCAAAACACCTGTAATGTCTGAAGTATTAACCGCAATTGCATCCCATGATGCGTTTGTGCCATCGCTTTGCAGATACTTGGTGTTAGCAGATGCTTGTGATGGCAAGAGATTATTCAAGGCAGCCTGCGCTGTAGAAGCACCAGTACCACCATCAGCCACAGCCAAATCGGTGATGCCAGCGATTGAGCCGCCCGTAATCGCCACATTGCTTGATGTGATTGCTTTAGCCGCTAGGGTTGTGTTTGCTACTGTGGCAGTTCCTGTAGCTGCGCCAATGTTCACAGCAGTCGCTGCACCACCTAGATTTAAGGTAGTGGTTGTAGTGTTAAATGCCGCCTGTGTTACCGCACCTACCAATGCACCCGCTAAAGTTGTTGTGCCAGATGCCGCTAAAGTTGTGAACGCACCCGCAGCAGTGGTTGTCCCGCCAATCGGTACACCATCAATCGTTCCAGCAGTCATAGGTGCTGAGATTGCACCAGTAAAGGCAGATGTACCAGTAACCGCTAAGTTA